AGAAAAATAAAAAGAGAAAAGAGGGGGTATATAAAAATTTCTGTGGGGGAGTAATGTGACCCCGCCGGGACGGGACAGTCGGGACAGGGCTTGAGTTTGTAAAATTTTGCGCGTTCGGGTTTTGGCTTTGTCAGGCTTACGCCCTGGCCGATGTTGGTACCGCACTACAAAGCGCATTTTGTTGTTCTACTAATGTTTGTTTGTACGGGGTCCGGTGCTGTATAGGGGAGGGTAATGCTCGAAGCAGAGCGCCATTTCCCGGGGCACAGGGCCATGCCTGGAACCCGCGTAGCGTGCAGCGAGACCGGCCGGCGCGTTGGGCAGTACCACCAGCGCGCGGTGCTCAGCGACCACGACGTGGAGCTGATCCGCGATCTGCGCGAGGAATACGGCCTGAGCTTCGGGGAGATTGCGGAGAAGTTCGAGGTCGCCAAGTCGACGGTGGCTGACATCTGTTACTACCGGCGACGCAACACGCTGGCGGTGACGTGGCGCACGGCATGACCTGGCTGGCGCATTGGATAGCGAGAGGACTGAGGCGATGGGCGGAAAAGCGCTGACCCCGAAGCAGCAGCGATTCGTGGACGAATACCTCGTCGATCTCAACGCGACGCAGGCTGCGATTCGTGCGGGGTACAGCGAGAAGACCGCCCGGCAGGTTGCTGCTGAGAACTTGGCAAAACCAAACGTCGCCGAGGCCGTGCAAGCACGCCAGGCGGAGCGTGCCGAGCGCACTGAGTTGACCCAGGACGAGGTCATCAACGACTTCCGCGAAATTCGTGATCTTGCGCTGGGCCGCAAGCCCAAGACGATCAAGCTGCGCCAGGGCGACGGTGAGTGGGCCGAGCAGGAGGTCTACGACTACGACCTCGCCAACGCGCATCGCGCGAACGAGGCCCTGGGTCGCCACCTCAAGCTGTTCACCGATCGGGTGGAGCACACCGCTGACGACGAACTGGCGCAGCGCCTTGCGCAGGGCCGTCAGCGGGTGGGGCAGGAGGGTGAGGGATGACCGGGCTTCTGATTGCTGTGATTGTGGCGCTTTGGCTGCTGGGCGGGTTCACGACCGTCGGTTGGCTGAATGAACAAAAGCGGAGCGCGCACACCAAGATTGACTTGGCTGGACTCGTTGCGGTATGGCCTTTTGCCGTATTCGCCGGGATCGTTGCCGGCGTCTTTGAGATTGGCGGCTGGCGCTTCTACCGATGACCACCGCCGACGCCCAGCTCGCCGATCAGGTCGCCGAGTTCTACGCCGACCCGCTCGGCTTCGTGATGTTTGCCTACCCCTGGGACACCGATCCCGCTCTCCAGGTGGTCGAGCTGCCCGAGCCCTGGGCCTCGCGCTTCCCGAACTGCACCTACGGCCCCGACGCCTGGGCCTGCGGCCTGCTGGACGAGGTCGGGCGCCAGGTCCGGGGAAATGGATTCAACGGCGCCGCTTCGGTGCCGCCTATTCGCGTTGCCACCTCCAGCGGCCACGGCATCGGCAAGTCGGCCATGACCGGCTGGCTGGTCAACTGGATTCTGTCCACGCGGCCGTACGCGATGGGCGCGGTGACGGCCAACACTTCCGATCAGCTCCGTACCAAAACCTTTGCGCGCATTGCCGAATGGACCAAGCGGTGCATCACCGGCCACTGGTTCGAGGTGAATACGGGCAAGGGCAACATGAGTGTCCAGCACCGCAGCTACCCGGAGAGCTGGCGCGTCGACGGCATGACCTGCCGCGAGGAGAACTCCGAGGCCTTCGCCGGTTTGCACGCGGCCGTTTCCACGCCCTTCTACATCTTCGACGAGGCCTCGGCCATCCCCGAGCCCATCTGGGAAGTGGCCAAGGGCGGTCTCACCGATGGCGAGCCCATGATGTTCGTGTTCGGAAACCCGACACGGAACACCGGCAGCTTCTTCGAGACCTTCCACCGCCAGCGGCACCGCTGGACCGCCTACAAGGTCGACTCCCGCTCCGTGCAGATCACCAACAAGGCCTACCTGCAGGAGTTGGTCGACGACTACGGCGAGGACAGCGACATCGTGCGCGTCCGCGTCAAGGGCGAGTTCCCGCGGGCGGCCTCCATGCAGCTCATCCCGGCGGACATCGTCGAGGAAGCCGCGACCCGCGAGCTGGCGGCCACCGCCGACGAGGTGCGCATCGTGGGCGTGGATGTGGCGCGCTTCGGCGATGATCAGAGCGTGATCTACACCCGCCTGGGCCGGGACGGCCGGCAGTTCCCGCCGCAAAAGTACCGCGAGCTGGACACCATGCAGCTCGCCGGCAAGGTCGCCGAGTGGTGCAACGAGATTCAGCCCGATGCGCTGTTCATCGACGGCGGCGGCGTGGGGGGCGGCGTGGTCGACCGGCTGCGGCAGCTCGGTTACGAGCCCATCGAGGTGCAATTCGGTGGCAAGGCCGACAATCCGCAGGACTTCGCCAACAAGCGCGCCGAGATGTGGGTGCGCATGAAGCACTGGCTCGGGCACGGGGCGATCCCCGACGACGCTGACCTCCAGGACGACCTCACCAGCGTCGAGTACGGCTATCAGTCGGAGAACCGGCTGCAGCTCGAACGCAAGGAGCGCATGAAGGAGCGCGGCCTGGCGAGCCCGGACGTGGCCGACGCCCTGGCCATCACCTTCGCCCAGGAGGTTCGGCCCGCTCGCTTGGTGGAGGATGTCCCGCCAAAGCGCCGTACGCATAACCGTACGGCGGCTACCTACGATCCCTATCACGACATCTAAGGTAGGCGGAGTGCGCGATGTGCAGCGGCAACGTTGTCGACAAGGTGAAAGAGGCGGCGGTCACCTGGTCCACGGGCGGCATCAACAAAGCCGCCAAAAAGGCCAAGGATGCCGCGACCCCTGAGCCGCCCGATATGCCTGAGCCCCCGGAGCCGCCTAAGGCGGCGGAGGTTCCCAGTCAGCCCCAGCAGGAGGCCCGCGACGCCATTGCCGAGGACAAGCGCCGCCGCCTGGCCGGGGCGGGCCGGGGCAGCACCCTCCTGACCGGCTCCCGCGGCCTGAGCAGCGGCCCGCAACTGGGCCGCTCGACCCTCCTGGGGCAATAACCCATGCCCGGGGATCAGCCCAATACCAAGCGCGGTTACACCAAGCGGCTCGAAGCGCTCACCCAGGAGTACGAGTCCTGGGAGGAGCACTATCGGGAAATCAGCCGATTCATCATCCCGCGCAACGGGCGTTATCTGGAAAGCGACCGCAACAAGGGCGGCCAGCGCAACCAGGACATCTACGACTCCACCGGCACGCGCGCCTTGCGCATCCTGGCCGCCGGCATGATGGCCGGCATGACCTCGCCGGCCCGCCCGTGGTTCCGCCTGACCACGCCCGACCCCGAGCTGGCCGAACGTCAGCCAGTCAAGGAGTGGCTGCACGACGTCACCACCCGGATGCGCGACATCTTCTCGCGCTCCAACAGCTACCGCACCCTTCACGCCACCTACGAGGAACTGGGGGCCTTCGGCACCGGGCCGGCCCTGTGGCTGGAGGACTTCGACACCGTCATCCGCGGCTACCCGCTCACCGCCGGCGAGTACCGCCTGGCCCAGGACGGGCGCTACGTCGTTGACACGCTCTACCGCGACTTCCAGATGACCGTGGGCCAGATGGTCGGCGAGTTCGGCCGCGACAACGTCAGCCAGGCCGTGCGCAACCAGTACGACAACGGCAACTACGACGACTGGCGCCGCGTGGTCCACGTCATCGAGCCGCGCCGGGACCGCGACCCCGGCAAGCGCGACGCCAAGAACATGCCGTGGCGCTCGGCCTACTTCGAGCCCGGCGGTGACCGCGAGCACTTCCTGCGCGAGAGCGGCTTCGAGGAGTTTCCCGCCACCGCGCCACGCTGGTCGCGGGTGGGCAACGATGTCTATGGCCGGTCGCCGGGCATGGAGGCCTTGCCGGACGTGCGCCAGCTCCAGCACGAGCAAAAGCGAAAGGGCCTGCTGGTGGATATGGCCACCAACCCGCCGGTCAACGCGCCCACCGACATGAAAGGGCACGTCGACACCATGCCGGGCGGGGTGAACTACAACGACAGCCCCGACGGCAACGGTGGCGTCCAGCCCATTTTCCGCACCGAGCTGGGCACTGGGCTCAATGCCCTGTACGAGGACATTGCCAGCGTCCAGCAGCGCATCAACGAGACCTTCTACGCCGATCTGTTCCTGATGATCTCCAACGACCGGCGCAGCAACGTGACCGCTCGCGAGATCCAGGAGCAGCACGAGGAGAAGCTCCTCATGCTCGGCCCGGTGCTTGAGCGCCTGCACTCCGAGCAGCTCGACCCCCTGATCGACCGCACGTTCTCCGTGATGCTGCGCAATGGCCTGGTGCCTCCTCCGCCGCCCGAGCTGCAAGGCATGGACCTCAAGGTCGAGTACGTCTCGATGCTGGCCCAGAGCCAGAAGGCGGTGGCGACTCGCAGCCTCGACCGCTACGTGGGCGCCGTCGCCTCCCTGGCCGAGATGGACCAGCGGGCGCTCGACAAGCTGGCCACCGACGAGGTGGTCGACAGCTACGCCGATATGTACGGCGTCCCGCCGGAGACCGTGGTGGGCAACGACCAGGTGGCGCTGATCCGCCAGCAGCGGGCGCAGCAGCAACAGCAGGCTGCGGCCATGCAGGGGGCGGCGGAGACCGCCGACGTGGCCAAGACCATGAGCGAAACCGACACCGAGGGCAACAACGCCCTCACCCAGGTGTTCAACAGCCTGTAGGAGGCAACCGTGCCCGAAGCTCGCTGCCCCGGCTGGATGAAGGTTTACCGCTGCGAAACCCATGATCTGACCTGGTCGGTGGGCGGCGGGCCTCGGGAAATGCTGTTTTGGCACTTCGCGGGGCCGAAGCTGAAACGGGGTATACGGGCCGGGACGTGGGCGGCGTTCGGCTATCTGGTGGCGCTGATGCATGTGGCGGGAAGCCTTTGAATTCGGCGGCCGGCCGGCAGGCCGGGCGCCCTTGGGCGATGCCATGCCCTTATTGCGAGCAGGCGCGGGCGCAGGAGCACCTGGCAGAGGCCGAGGCGGCCAAGACCACGGCCAAGCGCGGCCGGCGGTTCCGCGGCTCGGCGCCCCATCTCCCCGACCGGGTCCCCTAACCGTACGCATAACTCCATACGCCCAGGGCTAGGTTGCGACACATGGCAGACCACGATCCGCAAATGCACCCCGAGGCGGCGCAACAGGCCCGCCAGGAAGCCGAGCAGGAGGCAACGCGCCTGGAGCGCCACGACCTCCAATGGCTCATGGGCTTTGAGCAGGGCCGGCGGATCGTCCACCGGATTCTGGAACGGGCCGGCCTGGACCGTACGAGCTTTACCGGCAACTCGACCACCTTCTTCAAGGAAGGCGAGCGCGAGTTGGGCCTCTGGCTCAAGCGCAAGGTGATCTCGGCGGCCGGCATCAAGGCCTACACCCTCATGGTCGAGGAGAACACGGATGCCGGATGACACGCTTATGACGGGCGGCCAACAGACCAACACCGACGGTAGCCCGTCCGGTAGCGCCGATGGTGGCGCGCAACAGGGCGGGGGCGAGGCCCCCGCTCAAAGCGGCGGGCAAGCCCCGCCGCAAGGCGGTGAAGGCGAGCAGGGCGGCTCCGGCCAGGCCGAATCGCAGCCCCAGGACCAGGGCGGCGCTGGTGAGGCCGGCGGCGAGCAGCCGTCGGACGGATCTGGCGAGGGCACTGGCGAACAGGGCGGCGAGGACGGCGGTGAGCAGGGTCCGCCCGAGCAGTACGACTTCACCAACGCGATGCCCGAGGGCATGGAAGTCGACCAGACCGCCGTGGATCAGATCGAGCCCATTTTCCGGGAACTCGGCCTGACCCAGGACCAGGCGGACAAGGTGGTCGCGGCCCATGCGCAGCACCTGCAGCAGCAACGGCAGGCCGCGCAGGAGGCTCACCAGCAGCAGATCCAGCAGTGGCAGGAGGATGTGCGCAAGGACCCCGAGATCGGGGGTGACCACCTGGAGGAGAACCTCGCAACGGCCAAGAAGGCGCTGGACGCCTTCGACATCAAGGACGACGAGGGCAACGGTCAGCTTGCGCAACTGCTGGATCAGTCCGGCCTGGGCAATCACCCGGCCGTCGTCAAGACCTTCCACGCCATCGGCCAGAAGCTGAGCGAGGACAACTTCGTCACCGGCGAGGGCGGAGTGCACCCCGCTCCCGGCGACCCAGCAAGCCTCCTCTACCCCAACGAATCGAAGAAGTGAGGTAACGAAAAATGGCTACCGTCGGCAATACCTACCTGGACCTGGCCGACCTCTACAAGCAGCAGGAGGGCGACGGGCAGGTCACCGCGCAGATCATCGAGCTGCTGTCCGAAACCAACCCCA